GCCGAAGTTCTTAGTCACGACGACACGCGCCGTCGTCCTCGAGCGCGCCACCTGTCTCTACGTCCTCTGCACGGCCGACAGGATCGCACGCGCCGCCGCCGGAATGTTCCCGCCGCCCTGCGCCTCGACCATGTCGAAGCCCGCGACCGCGCGCGTCGCTGCGGCCTCCGGGTTCCGGAAAGCGTCCATGACGCAGATGCACGTCGCAAGCTCGACGTCCGCGTCGACGCCGACGATCCCCCACTTCGCCGTCACGTCGACCTGTCCCGCATAACCGGAGCCGGTATAGATCGTGTTGTACGCGCCGACGACGGCCGCCGAGTCGCGGTCGCGACGTGGAACCTGGATCGAGAGGTTCGTCCTCTCGAGAGTCTTCTGCTTCGGAAGCGGCGAATACGCCTCCTGATTCGGAGCGGTCGGGTCGTACAACGGAAGCGACTTCCCGTCGAGACTGACGTCGATGATCTCGCGACACTCCCACGGAGCAAGCGACAGCCACCCGTCGCCGTTGTAGTCGTACGAGATCGTCGCGGTCGCGTCCGGATCGAACACGATCGTCCCGCCGACCGTCGGATCCTTCCCCCACCACTGACGATCGGCGTACCTGCCGACGGCCTTCGAGTACGCCGAAATGAGGAAGCCGAGACGCGTGTCGCGGTTCGCGGTCGCGCCAGAGTTTCCCATCCCGCCGTACGCCTTGACCGTGTCGAGATCGGTGAGGTCGTACGCCTGCATCATTCGGTCTATCGGAGAGAGGGCCGGGGCACGAACGCGCCGTTAGGCGGCCTGCGTTGCGACCCTCTCTCCGATCGGCCTGCGCCTACTTGCCGCGCTTCTCCAGCGCGGTCTTCGTGCGCGTCTTCCGGCCGTCCGCCGGGGTTTCCGCGACCGGGGTCGCGGAACCACGGTCGATCATCGCGAGCGCCTGCGGCCTCGGAAGGTCGACGACGTCGCCGTCGTGATGCTCCTTCCTGCCGTCGACGAGCGACGTCGAGAGGCGAACCTTCACGCCGCCTCGACGTCCTCGACCGTCGGCGCGGCCGAGTGCGCGTTCGCGTCGACCTTCGCGTCCGAGTCGTCGTACCCGTGGAAGACGTGTCCGGCGTCCTGAAGAACGCCCTCGATCGCTCCCGCCGCGTCCGCGATGACGCGCTCTGCGTCGTCCTTGATCTTCTCGATCTCGGACTCGGCGTCCGTCGCGGCCTCGTCGACCGCGTCGTCGGCGGCCTTCTCTGCCGCCTTGGTCGCCTCCGTCGCGTCGCCGACTGACTGCTCGGCCTCGGCGTCCGGGGCGTCCTGCGTGTCCTTCGTGTCTTCGTCCATGTGACGGTCTATCGGAGAACGACGGAAGGCCCCTCTCGGGGCCTTCCGTTCAGAGCCGATGCCGTTCAGGTCTACGCTGCGGCCTGCTTGATCACCTTGATCGCGGTCGGGTCGAGAAGCTCGCCGTCCGTGCGGTGCCAGCCGAGGAAGCCGATCTTGCCCTCGTCGGCGAGGAACCGCTCGTTCAGGCGGGCCAGCCGGACGCCCGCGACGTCGCGGACGGCGTACCGGCTGAAGTCGCCGAACGCGACCGACGTCGAGTTGATCGCCACGACCGGCATGTTGACCTCGGTGTAGACCGGGTACCCGAGCAGCGTAGCCGGGGCCGCGCCCTGGGTCAGACCGTTCAGGGCGTTGTCCTGCCAGAGATACCGGCCGTTGCCGTCCTTCAGCTTCCGCAGGACACGGACAGCGTCGTCGGAGACGACGAACTTTCCGTTCGCGCGGTAGAAGGGCCGCACCGAGTAGATGAGGTCGATGACCTCGTCGCCGGTGATCGCCGTCGCGGACGCGGCGGTCACGCCGGTCTGCGCGTCGAGCAGGAACCCCTTGGGCTTCTTCGTGCCGTCGCCGTTCACGAACGCGGCCGACTCGAGGATGCCGATCGCCATGCCGAGCGAGTTCGACAGGTACGCCTCGACGTCGAAGAACGCGTCCTCGAGAAGCTCGATCGTCGACTTGACGAGACGACCGGCCTTCCACGCCTCGAGCGTGGCCTCGCCGAACGAGTCGTCCGACTCGACGAAGGCGGCCGACTCGTCGAGCCATGCGGCCGCGCCGATCGAGCCTTCCTTCGGGAGCGTGATCGTGGAGCCGGTGCCCGTCTCCATCCTGTCGCCGATGACCTGGCGCATGACCGAGAACTCGATCGCGCGAGCGATGAGCGACTTCTCGAAGGTCGGAGGGACGACGTAGCCGCCCTGCGCGGCGACGCCGACGTTCATGTCGCGGGCCTCTTCCTTCACGTAGCCGGTGCGCAGGATCTTCGCCGACTCGGAGTCGACGATGCCCGTGCGGACGAACTGCATGAAGACCTCGCGGTACTCGGACTCGCCGTTCTCGGCGTTCCGGCCCTCGGGGGTGACGGCCTGCGTCTCGCGGAGCGAAGCCTCGAGCGTGTCGAGGTTGCGCGCGGACTTGATGAGCGTGTCGAGATCGGCGATCTCGGCCTCGCGCTTCGCAACCTCGGCCTTGTCCTCGGCCGTGAGCGCGCCGCGCGTGGTCGCCTCGTCGACGAGCGTCCGCAGTCCGGAGATCGCGGCCTCCCGCTGACGAAGCAGAATGTCAAGCCTCTCGTTCATTTCTACCTCGGTCTATCGGAGGGACGGGGTCGTTTCGGGCGCGGCGAGTTCGAGAGCGCGAAGACGCGCACTCACAAGCTCGAGATCGCCCTGACTGCGGTCGCCTAGATCGGCTTCCTCGTCGTCGGCGTCCGGTGCGGCCTCGACCGCGACCATCGCCTTCAGGCGCGCGATGATTTCCTGCATCGCGGCCTTGTCCTCGTCGTCGTCCGCGTACCACTCGACGAACGCTTCCGCGTCCGCGAGCATCCACCCGAGAGCGACGATCGTGGATCCGTCACGCTTCTCGCCCACGCGCGCACGAAGGCCGCGCGACTCGATCTCCGAGTCAGGGAGAGCGTTGAAGTTGTAGAGGTCGTCCGACGTTCCGTCGGCCTCTTCGAGCATCGTCGACAGCCCGTCGACGACCCCGGCGAGCGTGTCGCGATGCGCTGCGAGCGCGTCGCGGTTCTTCTGCGAGAGAACCTTCCCTTCGCGAAGCTCGGCGAGCGCGAGCGCGAGCGACCGCGCTTCCGCGACCGTATCCGGGTACGCCGGGAACGTCACGATCGAGACGTCGAAGAGACGAACCTCGTTCAGCGTGCGAACGAGCGCGCCGTCTTCTTTCCGCCACTCGTCGCCGCCCTCGGCGAGACGGAAGCCGAACGAACACTGATCGACGTCGCCGCGCTCGAGCGAAACGAGAAGGTCGCGAGCGTACGACGTGTCGGGAAGCTCAGGAATGTCGACGAGAAGCCCGCGCTCGTCGGCCGACACGATCGCGGTCGCGACGCCCTTCTCCGGCGCGGAACGACCGAGGACGAGGTTCGCGTCGTGATTGACAAGCGCGCGAATGTCGTCCTCCTGCACGGCCGCGTCGAACGCGCCAGGGGCGATCTCTTCGGTGAAGCCGCCGAGGTCGAGCGAACGCGAGTTGTAGAGCGCCGCGTAGAAGCGGACGCCGCCGGGGGAATCCGATCCCGCCGGGGCCTCGCGGATCTCGAGGCCCTCGATCGCGAACGAACGCGTACCGTCGAGCTTCGCTGCGATCCTCTTCGCCTTCCGTAGATCCACGCCCGGTCTATCGGAGGACGCGGAGACGCGCGCGCGGCGCGCGCTTACTCGATCGGCTTCGTCGGATCGCCCGGTGCGCCGTGCTGCGCGAGGAACTCGCGCGCCGACTGCGCCGCCTGCGCGAGCGCGGCCGGATCGGTACCGGCCTCGACCATATTGAGCGGCTGAAGGTAGACGTCGCCGTTCGGGACGGTCTGCCCGTTCTCCCGCTCGAGAATGTCGTTCACGGAGAACCATCCCCACTGACGCGCGATCGCGTACGCCTGGAACCGCGCGAGCATGTCGCCGCGCGCGAGTTCGTCAAAGTTGAACTCCGGGTAGACGCCGTCCGCGCCGTCCGTCGTGATGTTGCCGCGCTTGTCGACGGCCGGAAAGATCGACCTGCGAACCGACTGCTCGACGCGAACCGCCCACGGGCGAAGAGAGTCCGTCACGAAGTCGAGGGCCTGCTGCTCGATCGTCGCGTGTGTCGTCGTCCCCTCGAGGTCGCCGATCTTGTGCGGCGGAACACGGTACAGCGTCGCGATCTGCCGGACACCGAACTTCCGCGACTCAAGGAACTGCGAGTCGCCGTTCGGGATCCCCACGTCCTTCCACGTTGCGCCGTTGTCGAGGATCGCGACCATGTGCGCACGCTTCATCCCTTCGTGCGCGCTGCGCCAACGCCGGAGCGCCTCCGCGTGGTCGGCGTCGGCAAGCTTCCTCTCGTACTGGATGATCCCGCCGGGGCGCGCGTCGTTCTGCCAGAAACGCCCGGCGTACTCTTCTGCCGCGAGCGCCTCGCCGATCGCCTGACGCGCGACACCGATCGGAGAGATCC